AAGACTGGCAAGGACAATCAGTTTAATACTGGACGTTCTGAAGGTGTTTGTTATACTCACGACAGAAGCGGCTACAAGTAATAAGCGAAATGGCCCAAGTCACGTCTTGAGCCACTTCTAACCAAAACAACTTAAGAGGAGTTGCAATGGCTGTAAATAAGAATACCGATACCTGTAATTGTTGTCGATTTTTTTCTAATAATCAGGAAATAATGGGCAGCTGCAAACGGTATCCAACTTACCAGAACCGACATGGCTCGGACTGGTGTGGAGAATACTCTCCTGATCAACCAACACAAGTGGTCAATTTAATTGTTGAACATTTTGTAGAACCAACAGAACAACCGAAGAAAAAACGTGGAAGGCCATTTAAAAAATGAACTTAAAGCCACTCAACGACAAAGTAGTCGTAAAACCAATAGAACGGAATAAATCCGAATTAATTGCCGTCATTATGGATGAGAAAGACAACATGGGTACGGTCATGGCTGTAGGCCCAGGCAAACGTCTAGAAAATGGTAAACGAGAAGAAATGCCGATAGAAGTAGGATCATTTGTTAGATTTGGACAAATGGGCAATGATGAATACTTAAAATATCAAGAATACTTTGAAAATGGCGAAAAATACCTCATAATGAGCTGGCAAGACGTATGTTTTATAACTGAAAAGGAGCAATAATGGCAACTAAACCTGGCTTATATGCCAATATTCATGCAAAACAAGAACGGATTGAGCGAGAAAAAGCTCAAGGTAAACCAGTTGAGAAGATGCGAAAGCCTGGCAGTAAAGGAGCACCAACTGCTAAAGCATTCAAAGAATCAGCAAAGACTGCGAAAAAATAATGGCTACTAAAAAACACGACAAACCAATACCTCACAAGACTACTGGTAAGGATAAAACATACAATCCTACCGACAAAGGTGCTGGTATGACAGCTAAAGGCAGAGCTGAATATAACGCTAAGAACAATGCCAATCTAAAGCCTCCAGCACCAAATCCTAAAACAAGTACTGATAAAGGCAGAAAAGCCAGTTTTTGTGCAAGGATGGAAGGAGTTGTAAAGAATGCTAAAGGCCCAGCTGAGAGAGCCAAGGCATCATTAAAGAACTGGAACTGCTAATGCCATTAATTAAAAGTAAATCCAATAAAGCAGTAGAAAAGAATGTTAAAGAGGAGCTGAAATCAGGAAAGCCTCAAAAACAAGCAGTAGCAATAGCATTATCTGTTCAACGTCAAGCACAAAAGAAAGCCAAAAAATGATTAAATTAGAACTAACTATCCAAGAAGTAGAACACGCACTAAAGTTTATTGGCTGTGGGCCATATGCTGAAGTAGCAGACTTAATCACTAAGATTAGAGAGCAAGGTCTCAAACAAGTACAAGAGATGCAAGCCTCACAAAATGTTGTAGAATTACCACAAGAAGATTAATTTTTTCAAATATTTAGGAATTAAGTTAAATGGCAACGATTGGAGCACCTCTTGGTAACCATAATAATACGAAGAATAAGCTATTCTATGATCGTATTAAGATACATTTAATCCAGAATCCTAAGAAGTTGGAGAAGATTGTTGAGAAACTGGTGGCTAGTGCAATTGAAGGTGAGCCGTGGGCTGTCAAAGAGTTAATGGATAGAGTAGACGGTAAACCAGTCCAGGCTACTTCATTTGAGAACCCAGACGGCACTCCAATGGTAGGCAGCATACAAGTAACATTTATTAAGCCAAATGAGCCTACAGACAGCAATCAGTCGAGCTGAGTTTCCAGCTAAGCTAGAATGCCTATTTGTACCTGAGAACAGTCGTTACCGAGTCCTATATGGTGGCCGTGGTGGATCTAAATCATGGAATGTGGCTAGAGCTCTTCTGGTCAAAGGTGCTAAGAGTCCTATGCGATTCCTTTGTGCTAGAGAATTCCAGAATAGTATTAAGGACTCAGTACACAAGCTACTCACAGATCAGATATTTGCACTTGGTCTAGAATCGTTCTATGAGATTACCCAGAGCTCAATCCGTGGAAAGAATGGTACTGAGTTTGCCTTTGTCGGCTTAAAGAACAACATAGCAAACATTAAATCATTTGAAGGTGTAGATTGTTGTTGGGTAGAAGAGGCACAGACCGTATCCAAATTAAGCTGGAACGTACTCATACCTACCATACGAAAAGACAAATCAGAGATATGGATTACGTTTAATCCTGAGCTAGAGACCGATGAGACATTCCAACGGTTCGTGGTTAGTCCTCCACAGAATGCAGTAGTTCAGAAGATTAACTGGTCAGACAATCCGTGGTTTCCTGAGACACTAGAATTAGAACGGCAAGCACTCAAGAACCGTGACATAGAGGCATATAACACCGTTTGGGAAGGCATCTGCCGACAGACATTGGATGGTGCTATCTTTGCTAAAGAAATGACTATGGCTGAGATAGAAGGACGGATCACCAAAGTGCCATATGATGCTACTAAGCCAGTCCATGCTATCTTTGACCTTGGCTGGGCAGATAATACAGCTTGCTGGTTAATGCAATTTATTGGTCAAGAGCTACATTTTATACGGTATTTTGAGGATAACCAGAAGACAATTACCTATTATTTACAGGAAATGCAGAAGTTTGGCTATCTATATGACACGTTATGGCTGCCACATGATGCAGCTGCCAAGTCTTTAGGAACTGGTAGGAGTATTGAGGAAATAGTCAGAGCTGCTGGGTTTAAGGTACAAATGCTAGACCGAGTACCAATAGCCGACTCCATCAATGCAGCTAGGACAATATTTAATAAATGTTATTTTGATAGAGAAAATACAGCAGATGGTTTAAACTGTCTGAGACATTATCAATATGATGTAGATGTAGAAACTGGAGCATTTAGTCAAAAGCCATTACATAATATTTATAGTCATGGTGCTGATGCATTCAGGTATGTGGGTTTGATGGTGAACGAGCCTCGCAAGCCAAAGCCAAGAAGACCAGATTATCAACCTTATACGAGTTGGATGGCATAGATGGATGATCCTAGAATTGAAGAGGCAAAACAATTTCTGAGGTTTTGTGGTGAGGCAGATGCCAATAACCGAGCCGAGGCATTAGATGATGTAAGGTTTTGTGCTGGTGATCAATGGCCAGTAGAGACACAAAACAGTAGATTACTTGAATCTAGACCATGTCTGACCATTAATAAAGTGGATGCCTACGTTAGGCAGATATGCAACCAGCAACGGCAACAGAGGCCACGGATTAAAGTCCACGGCATGAATTCTGAGTCAGATGCCAAGGTAGCAGAGATATTAACTGGTATCTGTCGGCACATTGAAGTCCAATCTAACGCTGATCATGCTTACGATACTGCATTTGAATACGCTGTAAAGATGGGCTGGGGATACTTTAGGATAACTACCGACTATGTTCGAGATGACTCATTCGATCAAGAGATATACATTAAGCCTATTGAGAATCCGTTTACCGTTTACTTTGATCCGAATTCACAAGCACCAGACGGCAGAGATGCTGAAAAAGCATTAATTACTACTGTAATGACTAAAAAAGCATTTAGTGCAATGTATCCTGATGCTGAGGTAGATCAAGGATTTAATGCTAGAGGTACTGGTGATAGTAATGCTGAATGGGTAATGAGAGAAGATATACGGATCGCTGAATACTTTTATACCGTCCGTAAACCAGTAAAGATTGTTCTATTAAGTGACGGCACTACTGTTAAAAAGTCTGAATTACCAGATGAGCAGTTAATGAATGATGCTGGAGTATTCATTATTAATGAGCGTGAAAGCCACGAAAAAGAGATTAAGTGGGTTAAGTTAACTGGAATGCAGATCCTAGAAGAGAGCACATGGCCTGGCAAGTACATTCCAATTGTGCCAGTTTATGGTCAAACCGTAATTGTGGACTCCAAGCATAGGAAATTTGGATTAGTACGTCAGGCTAAAGATCCACAGAAGATGTATAACTACTGGACAACTGCATTGACAGAGTCCGTAGCATTAGCACCAAAAGCAAAATGGATTTTGGCAGAAGGACAGGACGAAGGCCATGAGAATGAATGGGCTCAGGCTAATATTGCCTCCAAAGCTACTCTTAGATACAAACAAACAGACATTGACGGACGTGTAGCACCTCCACCAATACGGCAGCAGCCAGAAGCTCCACCAACAGGCATAACAACAGCTCTACAAGGTTTAAATGCTGACTTAATGGCAGTAGTTGGAATTTATGATCCTAGTCAATTGCCACAAGGTATGCAGTCTGGTAAGGCAATCCAAGGCCAACAAATGCAAGTGGACATGGTTAACTATCATTACTTTGATAACTTAACTCGGTCTATTAGTCATGTCGGCACAATTATTCTAGACTTAGTACCGAAGATTTACGATACCCAGCGAGTTATGCGAATTATTGGTGATGATAATAAGCCTGATCTGGTTAACATCAATGAACCTGGAGAAGATGAACAAGGAGTTCAAAAGATATTAAATGACGTAACTGTCGGTCAATATGACGTAGTAATGGATACAGGCCCAGGCTATAACAGTAAACGTAGTGAGGCAGTTGCATCCATGATGACATTGTTGGCTGCTGATCCTAATCTCATGCAAACTGCTGGAGACTTAATTTTTAGGAATATGGATTTCCCAGGAGCTGACGTGGTAGCAGATCGTTTAGCAGCTGCAAATCCAATGGCTCAGATCGATGATAAGTCGCCAATACCTCCACAGGTTCAGATGCAATTGAAGGCTAATGATGCCCAAATGCAACAAATGCAGCAACAAATACAGAAAATGCAGATAATTATCCAAGAACGTCAGGACATGGAGCAAGTCAAGCAAGATAACATGACTAAACGTGAGTTGATGAAAGTTACAGCTAAAGCACATGAGATTGAAATGAATAATGCAACTCGCAGAGCTGATACCCAAGCTAGAGCTCAGACAACTATTCACGATACAGATACTAGAACTGATACACAATTACAAATTGAAAACTTAAAAGGCCAATTTGCAATGATTCTTTCGCAAATAGATGCAGTTGCTAGAAAAGCTGCTACCTCAGAAACTACAGAGAGAGCTATATAATGCCTACAGTAACATCTGAAAACAAGTCTGAGTTTGATAAGAAAACACTTGGAGTTAGTAATTCAGAGCCATCTATTAATGTAAATAACAGAGATATAAAGGTAACTTTGCATCCTGTAGAAGAACGTCAAGGCCATAAATTACATTACGTTCATACTGATAAATTTGAAAATGCTTTTAAAAAAGATGAGACTGGATACATTGGGCCAAAAGGTACTGAAAATGCAATAAAAAATAGATATAAAGGTGTTGGAGAATTTCTAAAAACTGCACCATCAATGCGAGCTAGTGAGGCATATGTTAGACCAAATGGAAGTGTTGTTTTTGGTGATGGAAGACATAGATTTGCTTATCTAAGAGACATTGGACTAAAGAAAATACCAATGAGTTTAGATAAAGAATCTGTTAGAAATGCTAAAAAACACGGATATATTGATTAAATTGACAACAATTAATTAATGTATTAACTTAGTTCAAACCTTACCAGTTAGGTAAACTGGGTAAATTCTTGGAGCTTATCCATGTCAGAAGCAACTGTATTAACAAGCGAAAATAGTGCCGAGTTTTATGCAAATAAATTAGGTTTAGCTGATCAACCAGAAGTTGAGGCTGTAGCAACAGAAGCAACAGAGCCAACTGAGGAGATTGAGCAGAGTGAACCAGAGGCAGAGAATGAGGACAAGGTAACAGAGGAACGGAAGTCCAATCCTAAACTTGAAAAGAGGTTTTCAGATCTAACTAAGCAACGTGAGCAATTGCGTAAAGAAGTAGAGCAAGAGCGATCAGCTAAGACAGAACTGGAGAATCGTTTAAAGGCATATGAGACACAGGCTGCACCTAAACAGGAGCAGAGCAGCAATCAGAGGCCACAGCCGTCACAATTTGTAGATGCATTTGAATATGCAGAGGCATTAGCAGATTGGTCAGCTGAAAACGCTGTAATGAGAACAAGACAGGAAGATGTAGAGCGTAGAAGACAAGAAGAACGAAATGTAGTAATTGACACATGGAATAAACGACTTGAAACTACTAAAGCTGAAATACCTGATTTTGAAGATATGGTGCAATCTAGTGACGTTATTGTCCCAGATGCTGTCAGAGATGCAATCTTGGAAAGCGAAGTTGGCCCAAGAATTTTGTATCATTTGGCAGAAAATAAAGACATTGCTGAAAAAATAACCAAATCAAGCATCATTACTGCTCTAAGAGAAATAGGTAAGTTGGAGGCAAAATTTGAGAAATCAGAAGAGCCAACAAGTAAGACTGTTGCTGTGAAGTCTAAAGCACCAACTCCGATTAGTCCGATTAAAGGATCTGGAACGATTGCTGACGTACAAGTAGATGGAGAAGGAAAATTCTACGGTAGTTATCAAGCGTATAAAGAGGCTCGAAAGGCTGGACGGATTAGGTAAATCTAATTTATTTTAAAAGGAAATATCATGGCTAATACCTTATTAACCATTTCCAAGATTACTAACGAAGCGTTAATGGTGTTGGAAAACGAATTAACATTTACTAGTGAAGTCGATCGTAACTATGATGATCAATTCGCTGTTGTAGGTGGAAAAATTGGTGCAACTGTAAACGTCCGTAGACCAGGCCGTTTTGTTGGTGCAGTTGGCCCAGCTCTGGTTGTTGAAGACTTTAACGAGACTTCAGTACCAGTAACTTTGTCAACTCAATTTCAAGTATCAACTCAGTTCACAACTCAGGATTTAGCATTGTCTTTGGATATGTTCTCAGACCGTGTTCTAAAGCCAGCAGTTGCTGCAATTGCCAACAAAATTGACCGTGATGGTTTATCAATGGCTACTCTACAAACTGCTAACACAGTTGGTACAGCTGGAACTCCTCCAACAGGCTTAATTACTTATTTGACTGCTGCTGCTTATCTAGACTCCGAAGGAGCTCCAAGAGATGGCCGTAGATCATGTATCGTTGAGCCGTTTACATCTGCTACTATCGTTGACAGCTTAAAAGGTTTATTTGTACCTCAAGAGGCTATTAGCGAGCAGTATCGTAAAGGTTTGATGGGTAAAGACAGTTCTGGTATGAACTGGAAACTTGATCAGAACGTAGTGTCACAGACTTACGGTAACTTTAGTTCTTCTACTGTTACTGCATCTGTTGCTACTACAACTGCAACTGGTTTCTTAACATCTGGCTGGGCATCTACATCGAGCATTAGTTTGACTGCTGCTAATACTGGCACAATTAATCTAAACGCTGGTGATACATTTACCATTGCTGGTGTTTTTGCAGTTAACCCACAAAACCGTCAAGCATATGGCTCAAACAAACTACGTCAATTTGTAGTTAAGTCTGCTGTAACTGTTGCCTCTGGTAGCTCTGTAACTGTAGTTGTATCTCCAGCTGTTATCTCTGCTGGTCAGTTCCAGAACGTATCCATTCCAACTACTTCAGCAACTGCTGCTGTGACATTCTTTGCAAGCCAATATAATGCAAGTGGATCTGGAGTTGTCAGCCCACAAAACATTATTATGCATAGAAATGCCTTTACATTAGCTTGTGCTGACTTAGAGCTCCCAGAAGGTGTACATTTTGCTGGACGTGCATCTGATAAAGAAATTGGTCTAAGTATGCGTGTAGTCCGTCAATACACCATCAATAACGATTCGATACCGACTCGACTTGATGTATTGTATGGCTGGGCTCCACTATACCCAGAACTTGCTTGCCGTGTTGCAGCTTAACTTTAAAGGAAAATAATCATGGCCGCTCCAAATTCAGTCTCAACAATTCACCCAAGTAACTTAGCTACTAATCAAGCAATTCGGTTATTAGCTGTTGCAACAGGTGTAAACGTCAACTCAACTGGTGACCAGGCAACTTTGGCAATTAATAATGCCTCAAGTTATTCTGTATCCAATGTCGTGTTTACTAATGCCTCAATCAGTCTTTCTTCTGCTGCTGCTGGACTATTTACAGCTCCAGCTGCTGGTGGTACAGGACTTGTTGCGAATGCTGCTCTATCTGCTCTTACATCTAGTACAGTTGTAAGCCAGAGAACAGTAGCATCAACAGCATTACAAACAGCTCAGAACTTATACCTCAATGTAGGTACTGCACAAGGTGCAGCTGCTACTATGGACGTATATGTTTATGGCTACGACTTCAGCACATTTTCTTAATTTGAGCTGAATAATTGAAGAAAGCCATCCGATAAAAAGGATGGTTTTTTTCTATGAATGACTTATAATGAACTAACCGAAAATCGGTTTTCTTTGCAAAGGAAAAATTATGCCGTCAACCACAATATGTAGAGGAAATATACTTTCCTATACTGTTATTCAAGTTAGTATTACTCCAGCAGCAACAGCAGCTAGTACTTCAGCAGCACAGACATTTACAGTACCTGGTCTAGTTACAACTGACATAGTTAATGTGCAATGTAGTGGAGCTCAAACAGCTGGTATATTTATTGCCGATGCTAGAGTTAGTGCTGACAATATATTAAGTATTCAGTTTGGTAATTGCACAGTTTCATCAGCTACAGCAGCAAGTGGCAATTATATTGTTGAAGTAATTGATGTAGAAGGCCCATATCCTAGTACTGCGAATTAATCATGGCTGCCACTCAAGTATTACGAACAGCTGGGCCAACAACTGCAATAGCCGTTACAACGTCAAGTAGTACTGCTGTAACGATTACTCCAGCTGGCACAACACAAATTAGTTATTGTGGATTTTTGAATACTGCAAGTACACCAATAGCAATTTCCATTACTCCTGTAGTGGCTGGTGTAGGAACGGCAGTTACAGCAGCATTTCCAACGGCTGGCTCATCTAATAACACCATTATTTTAGGTGTTTCGATGGGTACTCCAATGGTTATTGCTGTACCTCCAATATTCCAAGTAACTGCAATAGGCACAGCTAGTTCGACATTATATGTAACACCAATGGTTGACCAGACTTAGGAGTTTTTATGGCTGATCCAGCCTCCACGGTAGATCAAAATCTACTGCCAGTACAGGCTTACTTTAACCTGGATGGTAGTTTTAGTACATTTATTGGGCAGAGTCAGCCATTCTATGCCACAACTAATCCAAGTCAATCTGGGTTATCGATTACGAATAGCACAATCAATAGTTCGACTATTGGTGCTACAAGTCCGTCAACTGGTGCATTTACAAGCCTATCTACCACAACAGGTACGGTAGCTACTAGTCCAACATCAAACACGGATATTGCTAATAAACTGTATGTAGATACGGTTGCACAAGGACTTAATCCAAAAAATGCTTGTCAGGTAGCAACAACTGTCAACATTACTTTATCTGGATTACAGTCAATTGATAGTTACACTACATTAGCTGGTGATCGAGTACTGGTTAAGAATCAGTCTACGCAAGCTAATAATGGTATTTATGTGGCCTCTGCCAGTACATGGACAAGAGCCACGGACATGGATGTTTGGTCAGAAGTGCCAGGAGCATATACCGTCATTTTAAATGGTGGGCAATCAAGTACTGGCTGGGTATGTACAGCAACGGCAACAGGTACAATTAATGTAACTGCTATGCCTTGGAGTCAGTTTAGTTTAAATGCAACATATTATGCTGGTACAGGACTGAGTTTATCCTCCAATATTTTTAGTATTACAAATACTGGAGTAACAGCTGCTAGTTACGGATCTGCTAGTCAATCCTTAACGGCTATAGTCAATGCTCAAGGACAGTTAACCAGTTTAGCTGCACAAAGTATTGCTATTAGTAATGCTCAAGTAAGTGGCTTAGGCACAATGAGCACTCAGAATGCTAATAGTGTTTCCATAACTGGTGGAAGTATCACAGGAACAACTATAAGTGGCTCTACAGGAGCTTTTACAACTCTGTCGGCCTCTGGTGTTATTACATCAACTGTAGCCACAGGAACAGCTCCTTTTACCGTTTCTAGTACAACTGCTGTATCTAACCTAAGTATTGGTGGAAATGCAGCCACAGCTACTACGGCATCGAGCGTAACTAATGCATTAACTTTTAATAACTTGGGAGCTGGAGATAGTTCTGGCACAACTTTTAATGGTTCAGCAGCTAGGACATTGTCGTATAACTCTATTGGAGCACCATCAACTACAGGCACAAATGCTACTGGTACATGGGGAATCTCCGTAACTGGTAACGCTGGCACAGTTACAAATGGAGTAGTTACGACAGGATCTTATTCGAATCCATCTTGGATAACTTCTATTTTAGGATCAATTGTAAGTGGAGCAGTCACAAGTGCTACCACGGCTACGAATTTAGCTGGAGGCACAGCTGGTGCTATTGCTTACCAAAGTGGAGTAGCAGCAAGTACTTTCTTAACTTTAGGTACAACAAACTATGTATTAACAGCTGGAGCAAGTGCTCCTCAGTATGTAGCTCAAAGTACTTTATCGGTAGGATCGGCAACAAGTGCAACAAGTGCGACTACAGCAACTAATCTAGCTGGTGGAATAGCCAGTCAGATACCGTATCAGAGTGCAGCTGGAACAACGGCATTTATTGCTAATGGTACAAGTGGATATGTGTTGACTAGCAATGGTACTTCTGTACCTAGCTGGCAGACAAATGCAGCCTCGGTATCGGTCACGGATGACACAACTACTGTAAGCACTCGGTATCCATTATTTGCTAATCAAACATCTGGGAGCATAACTACTCAGTTTACAAGCTCTACAAAACTGCAATTTGTACCTAGCACAGGCACATTAACGGCTACAGTTCATGCTGGTGGAGCATTATTAACTAGTGGAAATATAGACAACGTAGTGATTGGCAATACAACTGCTGAAAGTGGTAAGTTTAGTACGGTGATTATTGCACCATGAGTACTTGGAAGATATTAGAAGTAATTAAAGATGGTGAATTAATTAGCCAGGCTAAATACCATGTTAAGTTAGCTAGTGAGAATTTAATGGTAGAAACTGAAGGCCATTGGTATTTTAGTAATAAAGAAGTAAAGACCAATTTTAGTGATGTAAAAGAGGCTGACGTAATTAATTGGATTAAATCAGAAAGTATGCAAAACGGCATAAATATTATAGAATCAAGGCTTGAGGAGCAACTAGCATCATTACAAAATGAACAGAAAGTTAATCTACCTTGGTTGCCACAAACATTTAAATTGAAGGAATAATCATGGGCCAGATCGTATTTCAAGCAACCTTAGGTGGACAAGTAGCAGTAGCTGGGCCAAATACGGCATCCTCTTTTACGCTAACTTTGCCAGCTGCAACAGATACTTTAGTCGGCAAAGCTACAACTGATACTCTGACAAACAAGACTTTAACTAGTCCTACGATAACTGGTGCAACACTTACAACAAGTGCTTTTAATGGCACAGTAGGTGCTACAACAGCAAGTACAGGTGTATTTACAACCATAACTGCATCAACATCAATCACTAACTCAGGACTAACAACAGGTCGAGTAGTCTACACAACAACAGGTGGATTGGAGACAAGTTCAGCCAACCTTTTATACTCTGGTACTGACTTAACTGTTTATGGTCTTACTGTTGGTCGTGGAGGTGTTGGAGATTCAGGTTCTACTGCTATTGGCTATCAAACATTATTAGCAGTAACGAGTGCGTTAAATCAAACTGCGGTTGGCTATCAAGCATTAACAGGAAGCACAAGTGGAAATGCAAATCAAGCGTTTGGATATAAAGCACTTTTTACTACAAATACTGGTGTTAACAATGTAGGGTTTGGTCATTCAGCTTTGTATTTAAATAGTTCTGGTAGTTCAAATGTAGCCGTAGGTCGTGAAGCACTTTACTCAAACACCACCGCCTCTAACAACACCGCAGTAGGTTATCAAGCAGGATACTCAAATACAACAGGCTCATCTTTAGATGCTTTTGGTAAGTCTGCTTTATATTCTAATACTACAGGTACTTTTAATGTAGGAATTGGAAGCCAAGCATTAATTTATAACACTACAGGTGGCAGTAATACTTCTGTTGGATATGCTTCTTCTTATTATAATACGACAGGTGGAAATAACACAGCATTGGGATATTACGCTTTATTTAACAACATCACCTCCTCTAACAGTACAGCAGTAGGTTATCAAGCAGGTTATAGTGGGGCAACTGCTAACAATGCTTTTTTTGGGTATCAAGCAGGCTTTAACGCAATAACAAATGGTAATAACCAATTTTTTGGATACCTATCTGGTAGTGCAGTAACAACT